GTGGGTTAAATAGGTGCTCCCCCCATAGGGCCTACCAATACTATATATTAACATAAAAAAATAAGTTAACCACATTCTTTTTAGTTCTAACCGCTTAATAAAATAAAATGATATAAGTTATCATATAAATAATTTAAAGTCCTTACAAACAAAATAAAAGGGGTACAGACAAATCTAATAAGTGCCCCTTTTATCTACCATGCTACATTATGTTATTTTTAATATTATTCTTTCTCATCTTCTTCCTCATAAATGGTACTATCTATTTTATCGTACCAAAGATTTTCATTGTTAAAGATTTCAGATATATACCCACTTTCGATAATATATTCTCTTATTTCCAAGAAGTTGAAACTTGCATAATTTCCATCACCATCAAGTTTGATATATGGTTTATTATGGTCAAAGCCTTCAGCAAGACTACCTAATACCACTAGAGCTGAATAACCTGCTAAAAATTCATCCAACAATTCCATTGGGTAAAATTGGTCAAATAGTCTATTATCTTAGCAAAACTTGTTGAAGATTTCTACTTGCTCATCTGTAGTAAGGTTATTAAACTCGTTTTCAAATTGTTGTAAAGTAAACATAATTCAATGTTTTAAATGTTTTGTGGGACTATTCCCTTGTTGATTTACAGTGTGAAAGTAAGCAATTAATTTGAATCTACCAAACAGTTTGATAAAAACTTTATGTAGTTAACTTTTATTAACAAATCGCATATTACATCTTTGTGCGTACGTATATATAATATTATATCAGTAAGACAGAATACATTATTAGTTCATTTATTTGCGTTCTAATAGTTTAAAATAAAGATTTAGTATAATTGTAGGTATGTTCTATTAAAACCGCTTAGAAGAGAAATAAAGCACATATAAACCAATAAAGGTAGCACCCTAATTAGATACTACCTTTAATTTATTTTACTTGGTTAACATGTTCCATAAGTCTTGCATGTCAGATACTTTTCCGATGTGCACTATATTTTCTAACTTATAGGTAACAACCTTAACTTGTTCCTCCTTTTCAAGTCCTGCTTCTGTTTGCTTTTCGTTGGCTTTTTTTGGTGCAGCATAAATCCAACTTTCGATTTCTTTACGTTTTGCATCATCTGTGACTAAAAATCCATCTAGGAAATAAACATTTTCAAAAGTTGTCTTATCTGTACTTTTATAGTTCATTGTAAGATAATATTGCGTATTATCTTTGTCAGATTGAAGTATATAAGGGTACATACCTTCAATAAAGCTCATTCCTTTACGTCCGCTTGCTTTGTAATTGTTATCTATCCCCTTTCTTTCCAAAGCGTTGTTGACACTATTTTCATAACTACCAAAGCGACAGTTTTTGATTAGTGTTTCTTTTATAACACGTCCCACAAATGGGCAGCTTTTTCCTCCTCTAAATTTAGGAGTACTTTTTACTATCATTGCAGCACCAAACTTGGTACTAACAGTTTTAACTTTGTTGTAAAACACTTTAAGATTTTCCATAATTCAATGAATTTAAATTGTTTTGTGGGAACATTCCCGTTTGACTTATGTTGCAAAGGTAAGTAAATTATTCTATTCTACAAAATTATTATAGTTAATTAAAGTTAACGCATGACTTATTTCTATGACTTATATATGTTACTGTTTAATTATTGCTTATGCATCTTATATCCGTGTGCGTATATATAATAAACAAAAAAATAGGGATGGCAAAAATTACCTTCCCTATTATCCGTTATCTATGTTTATCTTTTAATATTATCTTTCTTCAAAGTACTCAATAATATCGTCAATATCATCATTAATTGCTAATATAACATCGCTTGATGTACCACTGATAACATTTCCGTTTCTATCGTATTTAAAGAAACTGTCGTATGGGTTAAACTCCCCCATTTTCAGTTGGCGTACAATGTCAAAAGGTGAGTAGTCTGCAAATTGATTATCAAATTCACTCATTGCATACCACTTATTTGGCGACTCCACAGCGTCCCAATACTCTTGCGCACATTTAAATTTCTGTACGTCTGTAAAACCTTCCCATTTGTTATAAAAATTTTCCATATGTATTTTTTTTTATTATATATATTGTTTTATATTATTTTTGATTCACACACATTCTATTTGTACTTAATTAAGTATGTGCTACTAATATGTTTTATTGGCTATCCCTATTATATTAAATAAATATGTTGATTGATAATATTGTTTATCTTAAAACAAAACAACTCCCTATTAATATAGAGTTGTCTTGAATAATTGGATGTAACTATATTCTCCACAAAAATTAACACTGACAAAAATTGAGTTTTCCTCTTCCTCAATATTAATATCATCATTATCAATATGTCCATTGTTAATATGCTCCTTAAACCAAGACATATCTTCTTTACTTACTTCCTTCATTTTCTTTTTAGCGTCTTCCAAGTTATTGAACGCTGCAACAGTAGAGTAGGATGTTTCTCCGCACGCTTCAAATTCCTTTGTAACGACAAAAATATTCTTTTCTTCCATAATTATAAATTTTTTATTTGTTAATTAATAATTTGTTTTACTTTTCCCACTTATCAAGTATTGTTTCGGTAATTTTCAAGATAGTGTAATTATTACAAAGAATTTCAGAAATGGTCATTTTATCAGTACTCTTTGTTATAATATAATCATTTTTGTTCAAGTTGGAATAATCACGATTGTAAATATCTTCAAACGTTTTCTCCATAACTTCCTTAGCACTTCTTTCATTACTAAATGTGCCAAGTACTAACATATCTGTAATACTATGATATTGTTCCTCTAATGTTAAAACATATACTTTCTTATTCTGTTTCATAATTCTTTATTATTTAATAATTTATCATATCATCACACCAATATAGAGTTTCTGAAAGTTCAATCTCTCCTCCCAATCGAATTAGTTTATTATCAGTTAATAATAATGCAAAGTCACTTTTGATAATAACATTATCCATTAAGATAATATTTGCAGAAATGGTTGCATCATCTTTGATAATAACGTAATCAGTAGTTTTTGTTTTACCACCAATAGTTACATTATCTTTAATTTTAGAATTACCTCCAATTTCCGCATAGTCACATACTTTAGAAAAACCTCTTATAATAGAGTTATCTTTGGCAATACATTTACCACTTAATGTCGCATTATCTTTAACTGTTGCATTGTCACGTACTTTGGCACTGCCTGCAATATTTGCATATCCACGTACCACCGCACTTCCTTCTATGGTTGCCTTATCATTAACTTTTACATATCCACATACTCTTGCATTGTCTTTAACAATAGCATTTCCGTTAATTACAGTACTTCCATAGATAAGAACATTATCACGTACTTTTGAATTACACATAACCATGCTATCACCAATAACAATAGCGTTATCGTATATCCAACAATTTCCTTTGTCGCTTAGATTAAGTTCTCTTTCAACCCAACCGCCTAAATCACCTATCTTTACATCAGCAAAATCTTTTAAGGCTTCAATACGATAGATTGTTTTACCTCTAAAGGTTTTTGAAATATCTTTTCTGACTTTATATTTTGTATTCATAATTCTTATTTGTTGTTGATTTACTTATGCAAAGATAAGAATAAAATTTGATATTACCAAATTATTAATATTAAATTATGTTAATTGAATGATATAATAAAAAAAGGATAGAACAATGTAAATAAACTTACAAAAGTTCTATCCTCAAAACATTTGAATTATGAATTTATATTTTTTACTATTTCTATTTTAGTAGAATATTGCTTATCGTGACTATTAAGTATTACATAGTTTTTAGACTGTTCGTAAACCTTGTATAGTCCCAAACAAGTTAATTTATCAACTTGTGTATTACTAAATTGATTCGCCTTCTCTTTTGTGTCAAACTCATAACTATCATCTTCGATAACTTTATTTGTGTCTGTTACCAAATTATATTTGACTGTATATTTAATATTCTTTCCCATAACTTTTATATATCAACTAAAATAAAGTAAATCAAAGAAAAATGTAACTATATCTTCCTTCTTCATATCTTTAACCTCAATCTTTATTTTATCCTTTTCTTTTTCCTCCAAATTAATAAAAAATAATTCTGTAGGCTTAATTATCAAACTGAAATAACGTCCGCTTAATACGCCTATATTTTCAACATTTTTAATTAATTCTTTTGTGAACTTGAAAATAATACGTTTCACATCATCTTCCGTATATTTATCATATGATATAAAGTAAGATAAATTACACATGATACTATATTTAACCTTCTCGTCTAACTCGTGTGTAATTTCTTTGATTGATATGTTATTTCTCAAACACCAACCATATAAACGTGCAAATACATACTCATTATAATTTTCTCTTGCAATGACACGATTATACTTATAATCATAATCAAAGCATATAGCAATCATATCATTGTCTTTGTTTGAAACATAAAAACGTTTCATGTTATAGGCAAGTTTAATTACATTTACTTTGTAATAAACGTTTTCCAAAACACCTTCAAAGTCATTATCTTTAATAACTTTTTCTAAAAGTGTTGCTAAATTAGAATGATTCATAATTCTTTGTTTACTTGTTTTTTAGGACTATCCCTTTATTGTTTACGTATGCAAAGGTAAACAAATTATTTCAATTAACCAAATTATTCATGTTAATAAAAACAAAAAACCATAACTACTTATCTCAAGCGGTTATGGTTATTTTAAAAATATTAACTAAATAAAAATCTACAAAAAATTTACAACTATGAAAAAACTATAATTAAAAAACTAATCTATATTTGATATGGAATGCCAACCATTCTCACTTTGTGTCCATGCAACTTCAAACTTCTCTTTCTTATCTCCGAATGATAAGTTAAGCGTTGTTACATTGTCTGTAACGTCCGTTAATGTTATCTCCGTTGCAAGTCCCCCTAAAGTTTCGTTAAGACGTTCAGATATTATTTCTCTCTTTCTGAACTTTACTGGCTTCCAATTCTTTAACAAATTGGACTTTACTACATCTCTAAATGTACACATAATATTATATCTTACAAGTGAAAGTTTGGTTTAATACGCTTATATGTCTTCTCGTTAGGACACTTATTGCTTGATACAACAACATCCGTTGCCCATGAGCCGATAATTTTCAGTTCCCCTTCGTTAGGCATGTAATCGTGGCTTCTGCCATTGCCTAAACATGTAAGAATAGGTAGGGGGTGTACGATTATATAATCTTTCATTGGACAATCTTCAATGTCGACAAATTCCTTCTTTGTCTTATTGATAAAGTAGCGGTATTCGTTGATTTCCAAACTCTTTACATCCTCATCGGTGTTATTGATAGTTGCAATATCCCAATAGTTATATTTTCCGTCTACTTCGTCTGAATAATCTCCTGCCCATGCCATAGGATAACCTTTATATTTTCCGTCCTTGTCATTGATGAGAGTTGCAAAGGCGTTTACAAATATATTTCCCACGCAAGAATGCTCCATTAGTTTTATTCCTACATTAAAGTCATGTCCATATAATGATGCAACAACTTTCTTACTATTCTTTTTGTCAATAATGACAGGTCTAAAATATTGTCCCATAATTCTTAAATGTTTTGTTTGTTTTTAAATGATAGTGCAAAGATAGACAAATAATCTCAA